ATATAATGCATTTGTAATCCAGTTTTATATTGTGTTTTTAAACCAGACTTTCCTCTATATCTGTATCTAATATTCATTGCTCTTTTATTGGCAGATACTTCTTTGAAATAACTTAAATATTTAATTGGTATGCCAGAAGCAATACAAGAACCTTTGTAAGTAAAAGGGTCAATCATGTGTTTTGATATGAGAGGGTTAACAACTCTCTCAAATACTTTTCTTCGTCTATTCATAGTGTTCTCCTTATTTTAAGTATAATGGACCAGTCCATTGAATTGCATAATTACCAGAAAGTACATTACCTCTGGCAGAATTTAAAGCAGGCGCATTGTAACCAGCGGCTTTCAATACATCACCTTTTTTGAAGTGTTTAAAATCTTCTTTTACGATAAAACAAAAAACACCAGTATCTTGTACAATCTTAATGTACTTTTTACCTTGTGAGATTTTTGTTTTATTATCCCATGTATCAACTTGTTCTTTACAATAGCCAGTTAATTCTTTGCCACCCATAGTTGACCATTTTTCATAATCTAATTTAGCACCAGCCATCAAGTTTTTAATTCCTTCGTCTAGTGTATTAGCAGTTTTTTCAACTTTTATCATAGTTATTGTCCTTTCTTCATAGTTAATATAGTCATTATAACAGAACCAATCATAATGGCAACCATTATTCCGAACATTGTCCAGTTTTCATTGCCTAAACAATGTCCACCACAATCTTCAATTGAACCAACTGCTAAAATAGCAGCCAGAATTGTTGTAATACTAAAAAATGTGTTCATAGTGTTTCCTTTCAAATTATAGGACCATATTACCATAGATAAATAGTAAAAGCAAGCACTATTTTCAAAAAAATGCATAAAAAAACCCTTATAAATCAACGCTTTTTAACTTTTTTTGTTCTAGTTTTGTTCTTTTTAGTGAATTCTTGTAGTTTTTCAACAAAAAAAGAGCGATTCGAGTGCAAATGGTCGCCTGATTATGAGCGAATCGGCGAATCAGCGATGGATTCTATGGATGACATGAAAAGAATCAATATACAACAGATGAAAGCAGCTTGTAATTTTTAATAAATAGTAAAAAAGAGGTAAAAAAATGGAATATTGCAATAATTGTGGTCATCAATGTCATTGTGGCAGTCCTTGTATAAAAGAACACACGGACGGCGACGGAAAAAAGGTGAAAATTGAGTGTTGTAAACAATGTAGATGTGATACGCCTGTTAACAAGTAGGATTTTATGGCAAAAATGAGATTATTTAAGTTTTGGAATGCAAATGGTGATGAAAAAGAAAAAGAAGCGCTTAGTTTAAAGAAAGCGATAATGTCAGTTCAATCAGATTTTAAAGATAAGATGATTAGTGTTGAATATATCAGTAAAAAAGGTAAAGAAATGTGCCATGGTGTTATGATACCAATTGGTAGAAAAATTAAACAAGCGTTAATTCAAGAAAGAAGAAGAGAGGCATTAAAAGCTAAACATGCCAGCCGTTAGTAGAAAAGGTGATAGTTTATCAACTGGTCATATTTGTACCAGTACAACAACTTTAGATACACCAGGACAATCAACCGTTTTTGCAAATAGTATTTTAGTTGCAAGAATAGGTGACCCTACGGTGCCTCACCCTAACCCGCCAGCGCCACCTTGTCCTAATCATGTAGCAAATGTAAATGCAGGTTCGCCAAATGTATTTGTGGTTGGTATCGCAGTTGCAAGAATAGGTGATAGTGCAGACGCAGGCGCAATGACGAGTGGTAGTGGTAATGTTTTTGCAAACGGCTAGATAATCGTTATAAATATTACCGTTATGGCAATATACGACTCTCAAACAAAAAATAAAAGTAATAGAAATTCAAGAAGTTTTAGAGATTTAGACCTAGACTTTACAAGAAATGCTGTTACTAATGATGTAAATGTAGTAGAAGATGTGGTGGCTGTAAAAAGAGCATTAAGAAATCTTATACAAACTAATTTTTATGAGAGACCATTTCAACCAGAGTTAGGTTGTGGTATTAGAGAATTACTTTTTGAAAACTTTACACCTATGACTAAAGTTTTTTTAGAAACTAAAATAGAAGAAGTAATTATTAATTATGAACCAAGAGTACAATTGCAAAATGTTGCCGTTGATGATGACCAAGATAAAAATAGATTAGTTGTTGATATTTATTTTTATGTAGTAGGCGTACCAGGTCCACAAGTTGTGCAAACATTTTTACAAAGGGTAAGATAATAAATGTCAAATAAATTAGTAGTTTCAGATTACGATTTTGACGCAGTAAAGTCAAATTTAAAATCCTTTTTACAAGGTCAAACATCTTTTCAAGATTATGATTTTGAAGGTAGTTCATTAAATATTATTTTAGATATTTTATCTTACAACACTCATTATATGGCTTACTTAGCCAATATGTCAACAAATGAATTGTATCTTGATAGTGCAGATATAAGAAATAATATTGTTTCTTTAGCAAAGATGATTGGTTATACACCATCATCACCAAGAGCACCATTAGCCTCAATAGACATAACATTAAACAATGCCACAGGCACAAGTGTTACAATGGCCAAAGGTACAATTTTTACAACAAGTGTTAGTGATGTAACTTATCAATATGTAACTAATTCAGATGTTACAATTACACCATTAGCTGGTGTTTACAAATTTTCAAGTGTGCCAATTTATGAAGGCAGTTTAGTAACATTTAAATATACGGTGGATAGTACAGATGTTGACCAAAAATTTATAATACCAAATGCAAATGCAGATACATCAACTTTATTAGTTAAAGTTCAAAATAGTTCTACTGATACTACAACAAATACTTATTCATTAGCAGGTGGTTACAATAATGTTACTGCTACATCAAAAGTTTATTTTATACAAGAAGGCCAAGACGGTAAATTTGAAGTTTACTTTGGTGATGGTGTGAACGGGGCTGCTTTAGCAGATGGCAATATTGTAATTTTAGAATACATTGTTACAAATAAAACGGTTTCAAATAGTGCAAGTTCATTTACACTTTCAGGAAATATTGGTGGTTTTACAAATGTAACAATCACAACGATATCAAACTCACAAGGTGGTTCTGAAAGTGAAACAGATGAATCAATTAGACACAATGCACCTCTTCAATATGCGGCTCAAGATAGAGCAGTTACAACAACAGATTACGAAACACTTGTAAAATCAATTTATCCTAATGCATTATCAGTAAGTGCTTGGGGTGGTGAAGATGATGAAACACCAAGATATGGTATTGTGAAGATAGGAGTTAAAGCAGCTTCAGGTTCTACATTAACTGAAACAACAAAAGCGGATATTGTAAGTAAATTAAAACCTTATAATGTCGCTTCAGTATCGCCACAAATTGTTGACCCCGAAGTTACTTCAGTTTTGTTAACATCAACCGTTAAATATGATTCATCATCAACAACAAAATCTACTGATACTTTAAAATCAGAAATTACAACAGCTGTTACAAATTATAATACAAATACATTACAAAAATTTGACGCAGTTTACAGGCATTCAAAACTAACAGGTCTAATAGATAATGTTGATTCAAGTATATTGTCAAATATAACAACTATTAAAATTAGAAAATCTTTTACACCAACTTTAGCGTCTTCTACAAAATATGATATTTACTTTAGAAATGCATTATTTAATCCACATTCAGGACACAATTCAAGTGCTGGTGGTATTTTAAGTTCAACAGGTTTTAAAGTATCAGGTAGTGATTTAGAACAATTTTTAGATGATGATGGAGCAGGTAATGTAAGAAGATATTACTTAGCTGCCGGTATTAGAACATATACAAATACAACACAAGGCACTATTGATTATGATTCAGGTCAAATTACACTAAACTCTCTTAACATAGCTTCTATTTCAAATATTAGAGGTTCTACTTCAACGGTTGTTGAGTTGACGGTAACACCAAACTCAAATGATGTTGTGCCAGTAAGAGACCAAATTGTAGAATTAGATATTGCAAACTCAACAATCACCGTAACAGCAGATACATTTGTCGGAGGCTCAGCAGACGCAGGTG